GTATGTTTGACATACATGGGGTTTTTTTATATATTAATCATATGACTAAAATTAATAAACGAGAAGAAAATCCTAAATTAGGAATGTCTAATGAATTATTATATTCAGTAGCAAAACAGTTTGGATGGAATTTAACAAATGGAAAACAAAATCAAAAACTTTGGGAGTATACATTAGGAACTTCGGAAACTGGAGTACCGTTAACAGGGTCTAACTCAATTGGCGATCCATCTGTATCTGGAGAAAAATCTACATATACTATTTGGAGAAGAATTGTAAATAATTTGCCATTATTGTTAAAATCTAAAGGAACTAAACGAAGTGTGCAGGCATTACTTTCCTGTTATGGAATACCTCAATCATTAATGACTATTAATGAATATGGAGGTCCGAGGCTAGAACGTCCGCCGGTATATGAAAAACTTAACTTTGATTATGCTTTGGATTTAATTAATAATACAGCAGGAACTGTTACTGTTAATTATTCTGAATCAATTAATACTGTCGAACTAAGATTTCGTACGGAAGATGTTATTAAAACACCAACTATGCCTAGTACTATGAATTTGTTTACTATTGGTAGTAATACGGTTACATTAGATTATACGAGCGGAACAATTGGAACAATACAAATTAACGGTACCGGGAGTAATAACATTGAATTATTTGATGGTGGTTATTTAACTACTATGTTACGTACTAACGGTAATAAATTAGAATCAATAACTAAAAAATCTAAATACGGTAAAATTGTTGCAGCAGCTTCAGCTTCAGCAACTGCTTCTTTTGATTTCGAAAGTACATTAACATTAGGAGGTACAACAGGAGGTAGTCGTTTATTAGGTCAACTTCAAGAATTAAGATTGTGGAGTTGTAGTCTAGAAGACTCTGCATTTAATAATCATGTTAAAGCACCTGCGGCATATGATGGAAACATAGATGCATACGATGAATTAGCATTTAGAGTTCCATTAACGCAAAGAATTAATCATACAGCAACAAGTAGTTTATCAGGAG